ATACGGTCAGAAGCATAGTCGCCTTGCAGGGGGATGCCCCAAAATGCGAGCATTTAGGGGAGAGGACGAGGTACGTAATGAATGAGTTTTCGCCAAAGGCGGAAAAGAATGATATGGAGCAACCGAGGACGGTGGAGCGCTTCGCAATGCTCGTTATTTCTTCCTGTTCAGAGCACCGCTTCATCTGCCGCAGGCAGCGCGGTACTCCGAGCCTTGACACGCTCCGCGCCCAATATTCAAAGCGTTTTGTCCAAACAAAAAGTGAAATCGTTCGCTTCGCTCACGGTGAAATAATTTGCTCCACAAATTGTGATATTTGATGCTTCGCATCAAGTGAAATGAAATAAATCCTCACCGCCGCAGCGATTTCACACGCCGTAGGCGTATTTCACGCCCGCAGGGCATTTCACAAATCCCGAAAGGGATTTATTTCGTTAAAAAAAGCACTTGCAAATGCAAGTGCTTTTTTTGGCTCCCCCTGTTGGACTCGAACCAACGACCCTGCGGTTAACAGTGGTTGTGACGCGAATATCAAACAGTGTCATTCGATTCCATACAGTGTAGAACCGTGATTTTACCTATATAACGCAATTAATAAACGGTTCGCGTGGTGCGAAAAATCGCTAAATAATAATAGTGTTAGACAATTGTTAGACGGTTTGCTTGCTGTTGTTTTATATAGCGGAGTGGAGCAGTTGGTAGCTCATTAGGTTCATGCCCTAAAGGTCGTGGGTTCAAGTCCCGCCTCCGCAACCAATATCCCGTGTGTACAGCGGGGACGTGTGGGGTTGCGCCACAAGCTCGGTACGTCAGACTATCCGCACCTCTCTATGATGTGTCCCAGCGATATCAAATCCGAGTATATGCATCCTTGGCTCAATGGTAGAGCGGCTGCCCTGTAAGCAGCGGGTTGCGTGTTCGAGTCACGCAGGATGCTCCAAAAAATCCAAGCGCGAGGAAGCGCGAGAAGTTAAGTATCGGGTTGCCTGAGCGCTCGGCGGCGGCTTGTTAAGCCGCAGAAATCCCGATGGTTGACGACAAGACGTGACTTGGATTTTAACTTAGGTTATCAAAAGGCTCATTCGCCTTTGTATAGGAAGCGTTACGACGTTTCCTTAGTTTTACAAATACCGCCCATATGGGCGGTTCAATTAGACAACTCCATTTTGTTGGCTGCTTGCAAGCGGCTTTAAAATTTCATTCCTCCTTAAGCAGAACTTTGGGCGGGTATTATGCAAGCGATATCCGCCCGAGTCCTGCAATACAGCGCTTTGGTGTAAGGGTAGCACATCAGATTTTGGCTCTGATAGTGTAGGTTCAAATCCTGCAAGCGCCGCCAATTTAACTTTTTGCGTCCCGTATAGGGGCGCTATTTTTATATGTAAAGGATGTGGGTAATATAGCTCAAAACTCAATAGGTCACTCTAAATCGACCTCCAAGAAAAAGAAAAAGCCCGCGTCGTCCAACGGTCGAACCGAGTTCTACTGCACTATGTGCGGTAAAAAATATACGAAGCTTACTGGTAACTTTTATAGATCACAGTCCCCTATTCATGTTGGCAACGACGGGTTTATCCCCGTGTGTCGCTCGTGCGTTGAGGAACTGTTCGAATTGTATACTGACGAACTTGGCTCAGAGATGGAGGCGACGAAGCGTCTATGTCAGAAGTTCGACTGGTATTTCTCGAAAAGGATATACGATGCAACTGAGAAGAGTTCGGCGTCGTTCAGCCGTATGAGCTCATATGTGTCTAAAATGTCCTTGCGTTGTTATCAAGGTAAAACTTACGACGATACTATACGCGACGAGGAAACTGTCATTAATGACGTAGAGGATTTAAAGAACAATAGTTCTGAAATCAAAATAAAGCAGAAGACTTTGGCGTTCTTCGGTGGCGGATTCGAACCCGAAGAGCTTAAGTTTCTTCAGGAGCAATACGATGACTGGACTTCGCGGCATGAGTGTTCTACTAAATCGCAGGAAGAGGTCTTCAAAAACCTGTGCATCGCTCAGCTCAATATTCTAAAAGCTCAGCAAGGCAAGGGGTCTATGAAGCTTGTGGAGGCACTCAAGGTATTCCAAGACCTCCTCGGCACAGCAAACTTAAAGCCAAGTCAGAACAATGAAAATGCTATGGTTGAGCAGAACACTTTTGGTACTCTTATTAAAAAGTGGGAAAATGAGCGACCCATTTCAGAGCCGCTCCCCGAGTGGCAGGATGTTGACGGAATCCGCAAATACATAACGGTGTACTTCCTTGGACATTTATGCAAGATGTTGGGAATACAAAACAAATATAGCGCGGCTTACGAAGAAGAGATGGCAAAATATCGCGTTGAGATGCCTGAATATGAGGGTGACGACGACGCGTTGTTGGATGCCATTATAAGTGACGGTGAAGATTATGGCGACACGGAATAAGCTCAGCGACCGCGAGTTAGCTAACGACAAGGCTAAACGAATTATGAACGGCGTGGACGCATGGTGCTCATTCTATAGGGCTAATCCTCACCGTTTCTGTTTGGATTATCTTAACATTAAACTTAAGCTTTTTCAGCAGATAATCCTATATATGATGAACTGGTGTAACTATATAATGTACATTGCAGCAAGAGGTTAATACTGGCTTCGCCGCATAGAAATGTGTGGATAAATTAATCGGGCAAAATCGGTGAACGCTTACTGAGCAAACGCCGAGGTAACTGGACGGATAACGGAAGGCTGTCCAGCACCGTAACGCATAGATGGTGAATAAATATAATCCATCCACGAGTGTCCGACACGACCGCATATAGGGCGGTCTGAAAACCTAACGTCTAAACGAGGGTGAAAACATATGCTAAACTGGGCACGAATTGACGTGCCGATGAAAATGGGGCAACCCTAGAGGGGCAGATAAAAAGCTACCCGTTAATAACTATTGCAAGGCAAGACCTTTCTGGTCGCCGTGTTCTGCTGTGTGCGTTGTATTTTGTACCCCGGTACAGCTATCTGTATTGCGTCTAAGACCCGTGGACAGTCCGTCGAGGTTTTGACGAAAATACAAACGATTCTTATGCCCAATTCCGCCAATCTTCAGTTAGAGATAGAACCGAAGGGCATAACAATAAATCAATCCAAAGCGGAGATTGTGTTTAGGAACACATCCCGTATATTCGTCGTAACTGCAAATGATGAAGCTCGACACAACAGAGCTAATATTATTATCTGCGATGAGTTTCGCATGATACCGCTTACTATTATTCAAACGGTTCTCAAAAGATTTTTAACGGCTCCGAGAAATCCGGGATATCTCAATAACCCTAAATATGCACATCTGACTGAGAGAAACAAAGAAATATATCTCTCGTCTGCATGGTATAAGTCACATTGGTCTTTCGGCAAGCTTCAGACATACGCGAAGAATATGAGTGACGATCAGCGCAGATATTTCACCTGCGGACTCCCCTATCAGCTTTCGATAAAAGAGCACCTGCTTGACAAGAATCAGATAGCGGACGAGCTTTCCGAGGGCGACCAGTCAGAGACGACGTTCGGTATGGAAATGGAGTGTTTGTGGTTCGGAGATACGGACGGCTCGCTGTTCTCTTACGATGATATAGCTAAAACTCGTCAGATAAAGCAAGCCCTATATCCCGACTATATCAGCTCTCTTATACCTAATTATAAACAGAAGATACCACCGCTTGCATTTAATGAGCGTCGTGTTCTCTCTGCCGATGTTGCGCTGTTGGCTTCTAAGAAGCAAAATAACGACGCCGCGTCTATATGGATTAATAGGGCTATACCCAATTCGGAGAACAGATATATCAGCAACCTTATATATACGGAGAATCACGAGGGACTTCATACGAACGACCTCGCTCTGCGCATACGCAGGTTGTACGAGCAGTTCCATTGTACTGATATAGCGCTCGATGTTAAGGGTCTTGGTATAGGCGTGTACGACGCTCTCGTGCGCGACATATATGACCCGGAGTACAATGTCACTTACCCGCCACTTAGTTGTTGTAATGACGATGTGTACGCGGCTCGTTGCACAGATAGAGAGGCTAAAAAGGTTATTTGGGCAATACAGGCTACAAGTCAGTTTAATAATGATATGTATCTTGCGTTGCGTGACGGCTTCAAACAGAATAAGATTAAACTCCTTAGTTCCGAAAATGACTTCTACGAACTTCCGAGAGGTATTGTTCAAGCCATACTTGACGACGCTGAGCTAAAGCGTAAAGTTCTGCTTCCATATATTCACACAACGCTTTTTATTAACGAAATAATAAGCCTAAAGTACACACCTACAGGTACTTTAATAAAAGTCAAAGAGCAGTCCGGTATGAGAAAAGACCGAGTGTCATCGGTCGGCTACAACTATTGGGTTGTTCAAGAGCTTGAGAGAAAGCTTAAGCCCAGCAACAAACCACCCGAGCGTAAAGTGTTTGCGTTCAAGAAACCTATTATTAAATAAGAAAGGAGACGCGAAGTGGCAAAAAAGAAAGAAACTGCTCCGCCGCTCTCGCCTGAAGAGCAAAAGAAAGTCGATCTTGAAGCGGCAAAGGCGGAGTTCCATAAAGCTCTTCTGTATGCACAGAAAATAGCTCAAAGGAATATAAGCAATCCTGCGTCCTCACAGCAGAGCCGAGGTCAATCGTACTCCACCTATACAAAGGAAAATATTCTGATGTGGCTTAAAAACCCGTCAACAAACGCAAAGAGTCTTCGCAATGCGTCGATGTATCTTTACAATGCTTCGCCGCTGTATCGTCGCCTTATTAACTATCAAGCAAATATGTGGCTGTGGGATTATGTGCTTTACCCTCTTGGATATGATGAGTCTAAGATGAAAGCTAATAATCTTCAGAAGCAATATCTTGCTGCGGCTAAAAAGTGCGAGGTTTGGAATCTGAAGAACGAGCTTTCCAAGGCTGCCGTGAGTGCGGTACGCGAGGGAATCTTCTTTGGCGTGTCGTGGGAGTCTGGTGATTCGTTCTTCATTCAAAAAATCAACGCTGATTATTGCACTGTTGAGGCTATCGCTGACGGTACTTATCTCTATACAGTTGATATGTCTCAGATTAAAGAGGACGAGCTTGGATTTTATCCACCCGAGTTTACCAAGATGTGGAACGCCTATAAATCTGATGGCGTTAAGAGACAGTTCGTCCCCGAAGAGATATCTTGGTGTCTCCCGTTCTGCACCGCAGACGGCGACCAAGGTGCGTTCATACCACCTTATGTTGGTTGTCTTCCCGACCTGTTGGATATAGAGAACTATAAGGCGTTGCAGGAGACGGCTACCGAGCTTGCTAATTATAAGGTGCTTGTCGGCAGAATCGACCTTGATAGTCAGGGAGCGCCGACGATAGATTGGAATTTGGCAATGCAGTATTACACTCACCTCTGCAATGCGCTTCCTCCGCAGGTTGGCGCGGCTGTACTCCCGTTCAAGGTCGAGGATTTCAACTTCGATCAAGACAGAGGTATAAGCACAGTCGATATTGTTACCCGCTCGGTCGAACAGTATTGGGAGAACTGCGGTTCAAACAGCGTTCTTCACGGCGGTAAAACAGATACATCGGGCGGTATGAGCCTTGCTATAACCACCGACTCAGAGCTGTTGCTTGGATTCTTGGGTAACGCGCAGAGGCTTGTCAACAGACATCTTAAATATCTCAGCGGAACTATCAAGTTCCAAATACAGTTCTTGTCAACTACTATCTACAATCGCAAGGATATCGTTGGTATATATAAGGAAGCGGCTACATATGGCGTAACTCCCAGTATGTATTTTGCGGCTCTCGGCTTGACTCCTCTTATGGTGTCTGGGCTTAATCGCATTGAAAACGATATTATTGGCGTTGATAAGCTTAAGCCGCTCCTGAGCTCACACACAACTTCGTCCGAAGAGATAGGGCGTCCCGCAGAGGATGAAAGTGACCTGTCTGATGAGGGCGCAAGGACACGCGATAAGCAGTAGTCCGAAGGAGAATAATAAATGAACTATATTAAGATAGCAGACCCCGCAGTCATTAAGGCTCTTAGTGACGCGGGGTTTAGTTATATTCGGGAAAAAATCAATAACATCGACATAGCGATGTTTGAGGCTACACCCGAGCTGTTGGACATTGTACATAGCAAATTCAGCGATACAAAGTTCGTATACAGCAATAAACTACATTTTCAAGGAAGGAGGAAACATGGAAGGAAAAGTGTCTCAAATTCACACCTTTTCAAAAATCACTCCGCTCCAAAAGCTGAATGAGAATTTTACGCTTGCGGAATGTACTGTTTGTGGGTGTGGCAAAAATCGAAACTACTCTTATATCTCACGCGAGACTATCGAGAAAGAGATGTATGGTTTGAACTATCTTCCCATTGTCGCCCATCTTATTGAAAGAGACGACGGTACAGGTGTGTTTATTGGCGGTCATGACTATACGATAGATGAAAACTGGAATTTTAAGCCGCTGACCCAAGTGGTTGGCTGTGTTGTAAATGACAGTTTTGAGTTCCGCGAGATAGAAGAGTACGGCGAGTCAGTAACTTATCTGGTTTGTAAGTGCATCCTCTATACCGAGCACGTTCCCGAACTTATGTCGGCTATATATTCCGACGACGTATATTTCGGGGAGAGTATGGAGATAGAGGTCAAGCAGTCGAGACCTTTAGCTGAGGACTCCAATTATCAGGAAATACTTGATTTTAACTTCCTGAAACTCTGCCTCCTCGGTATGTCAGACAATCCCGAAGAGCATACCGAGCCCTGCTTTATCTCATCTAAAGTGTACAAACCTGAAGAGTTTGAGCTTGATAATAGCAACTTTGATGATGTAATGCTGAAACTTAAAGAGCAGTGCGCTGACTATTTTGCACTGCGCAAGGAAGGAGGTAACGCTATGGAAGATAAGAAAGGGATGGAGCTTGAGCAGGAGCCTACCGTTGAAGTAGCTCCCGAAGTTGAGCCTGAAGTCCCCACAGAAGAGATCGCTACAACTATGGCGCAGGATATTGCTTCTGGAACTGTTGAACTCGAAGCTTCTGAGGTTGTTGAGCCTGAAAAAGAAGAGTTTTCTATGACCTATCAGCAAAAGCTCGACGCTGTACGAAAAGCGGTCTGTTCGCTCTGCGACGATGCTCATTATTATTGGGCGATGGATTGTGACGGCAATTATGTCTATGTTGAAAAATATTCGTATGAAGATAGCAAAGAAGACCATTTTAAGTGTCCGTACACTCTTGACGAGTCGAACGGCGAAGTGGCTATTAGCGACGAGTGGGTTCATATACAGCCTCGATGGCTGACAGATGAAGAGGCGGCAGCTCTCGATGCTATGAAGCTTGAGGTGGCTGCGCTTCGCGACTTCAAGAAAGATGTTGAGGATAAAGCCCATAAGGCTGAGTGTGACGCTGTTCTTGGAGAGTTCAGCGATCTGAATAGATTTGAGTCGTTCCGCGACCTCAAGGCTAAGGCTTATGAGTTCTCCGCAGACGACCTTCGCAAAGAGTGCTTTGCTATTCGCGGTCAGTATGGCTCCGCAAAAACGGTCAAGGCTGGACTTCTACCCAACACACAAGAGTCTACAAGTTATGTAGATGATTTCTTCAGAACATATTCTCGTAAATAATTTATTTACCCACCGCACAAGGTGGGCTTTATTTTTGTAAAAAGAAAGAGGTTAATACAATGGTACACGCAAAAGTTAGAACTGATAATCTGACTGGCACTGTTTTTGGCGGCGACCTTGTTTCCGTCAAGTATCAGCCCAGTGGCAAAGATACTGAAATTGATAACGGCAACTTCGTTAAGGTTGGCGCACTTATTTCCGGCGAGCGCGAGGTTCATACTGGTAGCACTCCCGCCGCAAATACCGCTCTGTCCGACATCGTTCTTATTGCTTCTCCCGAGGTTGATAAGACCGTTTCCAGCAACACTCTTGGCGAGTTCGAGAACAAGGCTGGTGACATTCTTCGTGGCTATAAGCTTGTCAGAGGCTATTTCTCTGTTACCGCAGAGGCTCTTGATGCTGCTGCCGCTATAGTGGTCGGTGATATCGTCGAGCTTCAGGCTGGCACTAAGGGCAATGTTGTCAAAACCCTTACTGAGGGCTCCACTAAGGTTGGCACTGTCGAGGCTATTGAGGGCGACTGGATCGTCATCAAAATAGCTTAACCAAGAATCAAAGATTACACAGAGGTGAAAAATAATGGATAACAACATAGTTAAGGTTGCACTTGACGCTATCAAGGGCAAGCAGTACGCACAGTATTCCGCCGCAGAGACATCCGAGACCATCCGTAATGCTCTTATTGAGCTCAACGGTGGCTCCACTAAGCTTAACGCTCGCGACTTCAGACCCGGCAAGCCCGTGTTTGACCTTGTTGAGATTCTTCTTCCCGCAATAATCAATGAGGGTATCGCGAACGACCCGGTTCTTATGAGCCTGTGCGAGTATCGCAATATCGCAGACGGTGACGAGGCTAAGTTCACTACTAAGGGTGAGAACGACCTTATCGTCGCTGATGCAGCGGCTGGTATTCAGGGCGTTCGTCGTCAGAGAATCCCCGAGGGCGAGGCTGTTACTATTAAGACTACAGCTAAGGCTGTTCGCGTTTATGAGGACGTGCTTAGACTTATGTCTGGTCGCGTTGACTTCAATGAGTTTGTCGATATGGTTGGTAAGGCTTTCACAAATCAGCTCGCTCTCGATGCTCTGGCTTGCCTCAACAATATCTCTGCTTCGACCGCTGGTCTTAGCGACAAGTATGTTAAGAGCGGTTCGTTTACCACTGCTAACATGGACGAGATTATCGATCATGTCGAGGCGGCTTCGGGCACATCTGCAAAGATTTGCGGCACAAGAGGCGCTCTCAAGAAGGTCGCTGACGCTGTTGTCTCTGACGACGCTAAGAACGACATCTATAACTTCGGTTATTATGGCAAGTATTCGGGTACTCCGATGCTTCGCATGAAACAGGCTCACAAGCCCGGCACAGATGTCTTCGCTCTGTCGAACACTAAGGTGTTTGTCATAGCTGGCGACGACAAGCCGATTAAGATTGTCAACGAGGGTACTGGCATTATGAATGTCAAAGAGGCTACTGATAACGCAGACCTCACTCAGGAGTATGTGTACATACAGCCCGTCGGCGTTGGTCTTGTTCTTAACAGCAAGATTGGCGTTTATGACATCAATGCTTAATCAAATTTAAACTTTTGGGGAGAGTCTGCGTGGCTCTCCCCTTTCTAAGAATAAAAGGAGTGTAAAAGATAATAATGGCACAGCAGAATAAAACAACTACAGGCGCTAAGAAGGGAGCTACTAAGGCTAAAACAACTAATGCAGAAAATCAGACGAAAGTAAATGAGACGATTGAAACTGCTCCCGTTGCGCCAAAGAGATCCTCAAGAATAGATGACTCCGCTCTCGTATATGTAAAGTCGAACACCTTTGGCGGTCTTACCTTTGTGGATAAAAGAAGTGGTGAAATCATCGATTGGGGGTTCTGTGGCGACATACAGCCTGTCTCGATGAGTCTGCTTCGCTCGATAAAGGCGTCGGCGGCAATATTCTTCACCGAGAACAAGATACTTGTCGATTCGGTTGACGACGGTGAGCATACGCCTGAGGATGTGTATAACGCTCTTGCGGTCGGCAGATATTACAAGGATATTATCGATCCCGATGATTTCCAGAAGGTCTGTGGTTGGAGCGTAAAAGATATCGAAACAAAGGTCCCTCTTCTCACCACCACAGCAAGAGAAAACCTTGTTGTTGCGCTCAACACATTTATTGAGGATGGAACTCTCGATTCTCTTAAGAAGATTAGGGCTTTCGAGGAGGCTCTCGGTTGTGATCTGATGAAGTCCGAGAGGTGATTTAATGGCAACACCGTTTTCGGAGATTTACGAACGAGCTGTTCTGAAGTTCTCTGATTATGATTTCTTAAAGCTATCGGAATCCGAGCGCGAGTATATACTTGAAAAATATCTCATGAGCGCCCAAGCGGACTTTGAGAAGATGTGTCGCATAGACCTTTCTCAGATAGATACCGACTATAAAGAATATAAGGTTGACTTGGATAACGAAGTAATCGAGATTCTTGCTCTCGGTATCGCATATTACTGGGTCAGTTCTAAGGTTCTGGATAGCACAAACTTAAGCAATTCCTTGTCTGTCAAGGATTATTCATTCTTCTCTCCTGCCAATCTCTTAAGAGAGATGACGGAATTTAGGAACTCCCTTTATAAGGAATATCGCCGCAAAATGACTGAGTATACCTATTATGCTGGTAATATCGCCTCACTGAAAGCGTAGGTGATTATTATAAAGCTTAAAACTTTTGTCAATCGTTTTACGGGACACGTCTATAAAATTATTCCTTTAAAAGAATATGATGTGCTCGGCATAGGAGAGGACATACATTTATCGGAATACATAAATAGCGTCACCATAGAAGCCACGGGAGCTTTGACGACTTTTGATAAACTTGCGGATAATATGGACTTTATTACCGTTGTGAATATTTTAAATTATCTCAACGAAAATGAGGTTTCAGAAGAGGTTTGCAAGCGTGAGGTGTTCAAGGCTTTAGCTCTTCTTAACAAGATTGGTGGTGGGCGCAATGCTTGATTGGTCTCACTACAATGCGCGTCTCGGTATAAATGGCATATCAGACCGAGATAGAATCATTCAAAAGGCTAAAGACAACTTTCAAGTTAAGGTTATAAGTAATCCGGGATATCAGCCGAACGCGACTCGTAACGGAGCCCCGCAGCGCTTCTTGGTTGACCGGACTGAGGTGGCTTACAAAATAAAAGTTATCGCTTTCCCTGACGAGAATCTTTATGTCGGGGATATCCTTGAAATTATGGATGAACACTTCATCGTTGTTGAAACGAGAGTGGTAAATGAGATCCATATAACAGGGACGGCGTGGCTGTGCAACCATCTGTTCAGATTCCAAAACGGCACTTCGGATATTATCGAGCGTTGGGGTGTTTTGGATTCTGGCGTTTATTCGACAACGCTTAAGGGTAACAACACGGTTCAGTCGTTACACAAGCAGTTCAAGGTGTATCTCCCCTACGACGAAGACACAGCCAAGCTCTATATAGATAAGCGCATAGCCGGTGGTGTTAACTACGACGCTAACGGCGACGAAATTCTCACTTGCTACATTTATACGGGAGAAGACCCGATAAGCCGAAGTTACGGCAAAAACGGACATCTTCTTATTATGAATGTCGAAAGTGTTGAGTACGACGCTTCGAGAGACAACGCTAAAGAGCGCATATGTGATTACATCGCTCCAAGCGAGCCGTCTACTGCCGGTACTCTTTGTAAGATTGCCGGACGCGATACGCTCCGAATTGGAGCGCATAGAACATATCTTGCGCAGTTCTTCAAGGACTCAGGCGGAGTTGATGAAGAGGCTGTTCCGTCGTGGTCTGTGACTGGGGCTGCATACGGCATACAGTATTCCGTTAAAGATGGCGCATTAATTATTTCCGTTGACGCTAATGATGCTCTTATTGGCACAAAGCTGACTGTTGAACTAAATGACGGCGGAGAACGCTCCGCTTATAAGAAAGTCGAGGTGACTGGCTAATGGCAGGATATACACACCTCGATGAAATTATAGACTATAACAATCTCGTTATCAGCAAAATTTTGGAGTCATCAGAGGTTATGAAGCTCGTCTCGAACGGCAGATATGCCCCCGATGATGACGATGCTGAAAAGTGGGAAGACCACATTAACGACCACGGTTGGATAGACGAGAGCGTTCAAGAGGCTGGTGCTTATGTGCTTGTTGACACAGAGGTCACTAAGGCTCCGAGTGGAAGCATAAAGAGAATGACGCTCCTCGTAGAAGTCGTTTGCAACAAATCCTTTATGAAGCTCGACAGCGATAGATTTCCGGGCGTTAAGGGAAATAGGCGTGATAACATATGCCGTCAAATAGACTTGCTGATAAACGGCAGTTCAGAGTTTGGAATAGGCAGGTTACAACTTAGTTCAGCGACGCTCGCGGCTGCACCCGAAGGCTTTACTGCTCGTCTTCTGACATATACTGTACCCGATTATGCACGAGATAGAGCGAGGGTAACTAAATGAAGCTGACCCAGTGGGACTCGATTACCGGCAGTTCTATCGCCGTCGGCAATGTGTGCCATGTACGACAGCCACGATTGTCGGAGGTTCGTCAGCTTGGTTACGACAAGTTCTTCGGATATGTGAGTGTAATCATGTTCGACCCGAGCGAGCTTGACGGGCAAATACCTATGCTTATACCCGACCTTTCAACCTTTTACATCTTAATAACCTACCCGATGTTAAGAGAGACCTTTTTTGAGGCACTCTCTTTTTTTATTGAAGAAGAGGTTGTTTTTGATGACAAAAGCTTGTGTTTCAAGGTCTATAGGGATAAGCAAGTGGTCGGCGAAATCAACAACGGAAATTTCGGAGATATACAAAGTTTAATTGCTCAGATAATTGGTGTGGAGAAAGAGAGTAAGAGCGAATTAAAGTTCTCAAACAAAAAAGCTAAAGCCATTTACGAAAGATGTAAAGCGCGGAAGAAAGAGTTCGATAAGGCTAAGAAAAAAGAACAGCCGTCTAACGACTACACACTTCCGAACATTATATCCGCCGTATGTGCAAAGCATCCCTCTTTAAACCTACTGAATATCTGGGATTTAACTATATTACAACTTTACGACCAGTTCAGGCGTCTCAACGTCATTACTTATGAATCGGTCGAAGGACTTCGCTGGGCTGCATGGGGAAAGGACTCCATAGAGCTTTCGGCGTGGTTCAAGGATTTAACAAATAAATAAGAGAGGTTTAATATGAACAACAATACTACTTTTGCTAACAGAGAAGTATGTGACCTTATATTCGTTGAATATAAGAGCAAGAAGCCTTTCCTCAATCTCGACTTTGCTAATACGACAACGACCGAGATGAGCGGTGAGGCTGTTTATGCCTACGGTGGTAAGGGACACCCGAAGAGAGTTACATTCCACGGCGATCGCGGCGGCACAATAGCGTTCGAGACTCAGATGAAGACAGCTAAGCTCTATTCTCTGATTACTGGCGCGAGCCTTGAGACAGCCGCTAAGTTCCTTAAGCGTGAAGTCGTTAAGTGTGGAACTGCGGGCAAGCTGACCGTTTCCGGCACTCCTGTCGTCGGCACTGTCAATGTCTTTAAGGCAGACGATGACTGCGGTACAGAGCTTACTGCTACGGCGACCGCAAGTACCAAGGAGATTACCGTTACTGATGCAAAGGCTAACGATAGCTATATTGTCTATTACATGACCGAGCTTACCGAGAAGGTGCGCAAGATAAACATCAAGTCCACGACTTTCCCGAGAGCGTTCACTGTTTATGGTGATACTTACGAGAAGACCGAGAACGACGAGATTGTTCCTTACAGAATGGTTGCGTACAAGTGCTCTCCCCAGACCAACTTCTCTCTGTCGTGTGCTAACAGCGGCGACCCCGCTACTATCACTATCACCTGCGACCTTATGGCAGACAGTGACGACAACATTCTTGACCTTATTTGGCAGGATGAGGAGGAATAATCAATATGGATAATGAAAACGTTGTAGAGGTTGTAGAAGTCGCTGACAAGGAAACTCCAAAGCGCAAGTCAAAGGCTCTGCCCCGCAAGAGGAAGTGTCAGGTCGTTTCTTACAATAAATATAGCGGAATCATAGTCTATGTTGATGCAAAGGGCGAGCTCGTGCAGACGAACGCCATCAAGTACGACGGAAGCGGGTATGTAACCGTATGAGAATTTTGGCGTTAGACCAAGCCAGTATTATTACCGGCTACGCCATATTCGACGACGGCGATCTTGTTAGCTTTGGTAAACTCACGGCTGACAAGTCCGTTTCGCCAGAGGATAGATTTGAGGAGATGTGTCGAAAGATACATCTCCTCTTTTTGAAGTCTAAGGCTGATATAATTATTTTTGAAGATGTCTCACTGAGGACGTCTATTAAGACGCTAATCACATTAAGCAGACTTCAGGGCGCTATTATGGATATGTCATATTGGCATAATACAGCGTTCAAAATCTATGCCCCGACACAATGGCGTAAGGTGTTGGGCTTTAATCAGGGCAACAAGGTTAACCGAGAAGCCCTCAAGGTACAAGCAATAGACTATGTTTCAAAATGCTATGGAATAACCGCTAAAGATGATATCGCTGAAGCTATTTGTATAGGTCTTGCTTATCTGCGCGACAGCGGTGTTATCGAGGAAATAAAGGAGAAAAAGAAATAATGCTGAAATATAAAGCTGAAGTTGATAATAAAGAGATAGAGATGGAAATCCGTGACGAACTGACCTATTCTGATGTTGAGACGATAATCAGTACAGCCCTTGAGTTCTGCTATGACGACAACGGCGGTCTTATCGCTCACTTTGCTGAGTTCGTGCTTGAGACCTTTCTTGTCTTACAGGTTTCAAATGCCAAAGAACTTGGTCTCAGCAACAGCGTTGAGTCGATGTGGAAGCTTATTAACGAAAATGATATTATAGAATTTATCGTTAAGAGCGTTAGATATGTCAACTATAGCGCAATGAAAAAGGCTTTCTTCGCTGCATATAACGAGAAGCTTAGAGTGGCATATGACCCGTGGTCTTCTGCGGCAAAGTCCCTCGCTGAACTTCTCAACACCATAAACGCCAATCAGTCTTCGCTGTCTAAAGTTGATCTCGAAAAACTTATGCAGCTGAGCGAGGTTATCGCTAATAAAGATGAAGGCAAGATAGTTGACGGGATTCTCGACTTCCACGAGAAGAAGAAATAATAAGTAAGGAGTTGGTTGTGTGAAGAGGTTCACTACTCCCACTATACCTATTAAGTTTAATATAAGCCACTCTGATATCGAGCACATAGACTTCTTGTTTAAGCTCGATAAAGATATGAATAGTCAGACTCTCTTCACGCGAAAGTACCCGGATAATGTCGGTTATGACGAAGAGTCTGATTTATACACAATTGAGCTGACGGCAGAAGAGTCCGGTCGTCTGCCTGAAGGTATTATCTTTATGGACACACGAGTTGTTATGGCTGACGAAAAAATCCCCGCAACACCCATAGTCGAGCTTCGCGTTTCGCCGACATTGTTCAATTCCGCAGATAAGTGCGAATAACGGAGGCTGAAATGTTTGATGTAGTTTATATCAGAGTTATCAGTGAACCTGTTGTAGTGGTACGAGCCGTAACAGAACCCGTGTGTGTTATTTATGGTGATGCTAAGTGATTTCTGAAGAATATATTATACAAAAACTTCAACAGTTTATCTCAAGCAAAAACGGAGAAAAAATAGTTAAAGAAAAATACCCCGACTACAAGAATCAGCTGACCGAGCTTGCTAAGGAGCTGCGCAACAAGATTGTTAATGCGTATAATCAGGCGACCTCAGTTTATGCTCGCAAAATGGGCGTAGGTAAAATTCACGTCGGTATATCAAAGATTGATAAACACTCGGGTGAATGGGTCGTTGACATTGCGTTTCCGGGTGATTTGTTAAAACGAGATTCGCTGACTGGGGCTGGTGGTGTTCCTACTGGAAGTGGTGTATACGACATATTCGGGCTGATAACTCAGGGTTATCCGAAGATTCACTCTGTGGTCGGTGTTTGGGAAGGGCGAAATAGCGGATTGCCTATCAGCAACAAAAGGGTTCGTTCCCCGAACTCATTTATTTCCGATACAATCAATGACTTTGAGATGCAACATCCGGGCGTAAAAGTAGACTATCCCCGCTTGTGGGGCGGTATGGATAGCGGAATATTGTAAAGGTAGCCGCGCTCGTTTGAGTGCGGCTATTTATATAGGGAGGCATTTATGTCCGATAACAAAAACGTAATTGAGTTAAAATTTGGCGTATCTGGTGGCGGCAAAATAAGCGGCGAATCCGGACGACAGATACTGCAAGACATCCAGAGTATAACCAAAGAGATTAATAAAAGCGGAGTTACGAAACTCAAGTTCTCACTTGATACAGATAGTATAGAGAAAGAGGTTCAGTCCACTAATAAGAAAATCACCAAGTCAATAACCCAAGACTCCGGCAAGTTTTTACGAGCTTATAACCAACTCTACAAGTACATGGACAAATATGGCGATAAGCTTGAAAAATCTGGTCTTATGGGTGGTTTCAAGGGGCTCCAAAGCGCCTTGGACAGCGGAAATATAACCGCAAAAGAGTTTCAGGAGACATTCAACGATTTAAAGCTCGATGCCATTAAGGCTGGCGTCGAAACAACAAATGTCTTTGATAAGCTTGGCAGTGCATTAAAGACAAATATTAAGCAAAAGGCAGTAACAGCTATAGCTGGTTTTTCGGTGCAACAGCTTAAAGAGGTCTACGATAATGTTGTCAAGCTTGACTCGGCTGTTGTCAACCTTTCTATGGTTACAGGTTACAACCGTGATCGCACTAAAGAGCTCGTGGCGAGTTATTCTGAAATGGCTCAGGAGCTTGGTGCTGTCACTTCTGAAGTAGCCGCCGCCGCCGACGATTGGCTTAGACAGGGTTATTCTCTTGAAGACACAAACGAACTGATAAAAACCAGTACCGTTCTTTCCAAGATAGGTCTGATTGATTCGGCGGAGGCGACTCAGTATCTTACCTCGGCGATTAAGGGCTATAAGGTTGAGATCAATGACGCGATGTCTATAGCAGATAAGCTGTCTGCTGTCGATATGGCTGCCGCCGTCAGCGTTGGTGGTCTTGCTGAAGGTATGAGTAAGACTGCAAACTCGGCGCGTCTTGCCGGTGTTGAAATGGACACGCTTCTGGGCTACCTTGCCGCTGTTGGCGAAGTTACTCAGCAAGACATGGCGTCTATCGGTAATGCGTTTAAGACCATGTTCGCTCGTTACTCAAATGTTAAGCTTAATAAGCTTGTTGATGACGACGGCGAGTCGCTAAACGATTACGAGCGCATATTGACAAGAGTTGGCATACGTCTTCGTGATAACTTAGGTGAATTCAGAGACTTCACAGATGTCCTTGATGACGTACAGGCTAAGTGGTCGTCTTTGACTGAGGTCGAGCAGAGTGCCATTGCGACCGCGCTTGGTGCTACAAGACAGAAAGAAAACGTCCTTACCCTCATGGAGAACTATGGTAAGGCTATGGAGTATGCGGGTATAAGTGCTGATTCCGCCGGAACGGCTATGGAGAAGTACGATGCTTACTCACAGGGTATTGAGGCAAATATCGCAAGAGCAAGGGCTTCTTTTGAGTCTTTGTCTACAAATCTTCTTAACAGTAATGCCGTTGTTACTTTTGTAAAGTTGACAAACGGCGCACTCCAATTTGCGGATGCACTCGCCAAGTGCAAACTGTTGCTTCCTGCAATAGTCGGCGTTGTTACATCTATCAAAAACGTGGGCTTATCAATTATCGGAGGAATATACCCACGAAACGCTCTGGCGGTGACGCTGAACGAGTCATTGCTCGACAATGACAAGAGAGTGTTAAGAAAAACGACTGATACTGGTGCGTGTAAGAAGCGCATTGCTGCTTGATAATGTGGCACGGGGTAATCCGTATGCAAGGCTACCAACCCATAGTAGTAATATTATGGCGGCGACCGTGAAAGCGAGTCGGTACGGTAATAAGGCTGAGATAGGAAAGTCCGCAGCAAAGCTCGTTGTAAAAGCAACGAGAATGTTCACAGAGCACAATGGTCGGTTGGTCTACGGATCAATATGGTGTGCTCGACTCCGGGGATGAGCGAACAATCCCTTATATTATCAACGGATAACCTGTTCGTTGTTCGCAGTAGGTCGGTACGCGCTGCCGTTGGGGATGGGCGCAAAAATGATTGAAAATTTCTTGGCTTCTGCTATAATATATCTAAGAAATATAGCAGAGGTGTAATTAATGGGAAAGGTCAAAGACTACCCGCCGTTAGACTTGTTAAAGCAAGCAACTGGGTTATGTCCTAAAGCGTGGGACTTGCTGTCCGATATTCATTCACATAACGGACAAGGCGGTCTGCCGCGTTGGGATAGTGATTGCTATGTGCCTATAGCGGCGGCAAAGGCTGTTGTGGAGAGCGAGACTGACTTTAAGAACGAGTCGGACGTGGTGCGTATTGGGGCTACACTCGCCGCTCTCGCGCCGTGGAGACTCAGCAAAGAAGTATTTGTCCTTGACCCCGAGATGGAAGAGGTGCTATTCGCACAAGAAGATTGTCTCGATATACCGAGCGAAGTTTTGTCGCACCTCCCCTATCAATGTTTCTATATACAGTTCAATAATCTTTACTTTGGCGACGATAAGGTCATTGGAGCCTTTGTGCATATGGAGTATGATACGGACACACAGGACAGAGAGCTACGCTTCTTGTGTCTAAATAAGAACAATATGCCGTATGCGTTTCCGATACATCTTAATCAAGAGAACCTTTATGACAATCTTGAATATACTCGTCAAGAGGGATATAAATATCTTTACGAGTCGGGGCAATACGACAAGGCTCAAAAGTTTATGTTGGATATGGATATTGCCGATACTCTTGTCTCGTTTATGAGCAAGATGTTACAGGTTGTCCTTTATATCTGCGCGTCAAATGCTGATATAGAAGAGAATCCTGAGCAGAAAACAATAACCCGTAGATCGCCAAGCCGCATCAAGGATAAGTATAGCGAGATTCGCAAGTGGGATGTCGGAGTTCGTGTTGGTGCGTCTTTTAGGCAATACAAGCGAGTGCAGTATAAACAGTCTTCGGTGTCCACCGGAACCCATGCTTCTCCCCGCCCTCATATCAGACGCGGGCATTGGCATAATTTCTGGACTGGTTCTATGAAAGAACCATCTACTCGCAAGCTTATATTAAAATGGATATCACCTATTGCCGTTGGTGTTGACGACGACGAAAGTCCCGTGGTGGTTCATAAGATAGACAAAGATAAAGATTAACAAAAAAGATAAGTGCATCTTCAAAATTTTTAGATATTGTTTCAAAAAATGTAAAATTTTTTAAACTTATTGACTTAATTTGAAGACATCGATATAATAATAACTAAGGAGACGTTTGCTGTGAACAAACATCTCCCCAGTAGTACATCCAGACGGTTGCTGTAGTATCAACTTTATAAGTGAGAATTTACATTCTCGAATTAGTAAGTCGTCTACTCGCTATAGACGGCTTACTTTTTCTCTATATGATGTTCGTATACGTATATCACAAACATAATTATTGTTGTAATAGAAGCCACTGCCCCTATCACATTAAAGAGTAAAGTTATACACATCACCTTCCTTGAGAAAAAAGATCTCCCCACGAGGTGGTATGCTTGCTGCACTCCGCTCCTCGCGGGATATCAGCAACCGTCTTTTTAACCGTGAAACCGTTAAACAATTACAACGGTGGATCCACTATCATCTATTATATTATTATCAAAAGCAAAAGTCAATAAAAGGCATAATAAAACAGTGCCCTATTTTTTGTAGGGCACTGTTTTGCTATTTAGAACGAAAGGAATGTAAGAAATGACCCCTTCTCACTACGATAAGATATACCTATCCTTCGCCGCATCAATATTAGTGGTGCTGGTGGTGGTCTTCTTAATAGCCGCAACAGTGAAGATTGCCGGTACTACACCTATGGGAATATACTCCATAATAGTCTTTGCTGTATTCGGCGGCTCTCTTCTTGTAGAGATAATAAGATATCCTCTCGGGAAGAGCAACCGAGTGCGAATCAGCGCAAAGGCAATATTTCTTATAGACATAATAATTAGCTGGTTTGCGGCGGTCGTTGTAGGCTAAAATTATTTGGAAAAAGAGGAGTTTAATGTGACTACGATTAATAAAAGATTGAGAACAATATTTCGTATAAGGCGCGATTATTCTTGGCTGTTGCATTGTTTCATTATATAATAGAGGTGGAGAAAATTGTTTGAAAGGTTGAAAAGGCTTATGGGTGGTGTTTTAAAACGTTCTACACCTGTTCGTAACAGGGACAAAAATCTTATAGAATCGGCAAACGCCAAGGTTAGAGCTAATGTTTCTAATTCAGGAAGTCTTATTTCTACAGCAAATCTGCGTGGCTTATCCTTTTGTGAAAGAGACAATAATAATCAAGGGAAATAAGAGGACGCGACTGGCTAAAATTTATTATTTTTTTGAGTTGACATTTTCGATCCTTTTATGTATACTATTAATAGAGGTTACGAATCCTACCAAAATCGTATTAATAGAGGTTACGAATCCTACCAAAATCGTATTAATGGTCGCATTTAAAATGTGACCATTTTTTATAGGAGCGAAAATGCAAAATTGGGTAATTATTAGCGAGGATTATTTGAACTACCTTCGAGGATTTGAGCCCAGAATCCCACACTCAGATTATGGCGAGACTAAATTTAAGCCGTTCTTTGGTACTCTCTTTGAGATGGATGAGCTGGTGTATGTTACACAGGTATCTCACCCCAAGTCTCGTCATCATAGTATGCGCGACGCCTTAGATTTTCAAAAAATTTACCTCCCGGGCGGCTCTTCAGGAGCTCCGGATCGGTTGATTGCTGTTGTTAACTTAAACTATATGTTCCCTTTGCCAAAAACGATGCTTAAAACTTTAGATTATGGCGATATCGACCAGTATCGGACATTTCCATCCTCTGCCGAAAAAGGAAAATACATAGACTTATTGAAGAAAGAGATATCTAAGATTAACGAATTAGGTATTGAGAAAAAGGCTTTTCGGCTTTATCAATTAAAGCTTAATTACCCGAATGATAAAGTTTCGTGTCGGTGCGTCGATTTCAAATTTCTTGAAAGCAAATCCCGTGAATATAACTCAAACACATAATTAAAAAAAATATAGCCGCCAGTATCATTAATTAGTTCGTCAATATTGCTGGCGGCTATTATAGTTTTTGCCATCAAATGCTAATTACCAAGTACACCCGCAGTCCTTGCACTTAAAGCTCTTGTTTATCTTATTAGAAAAGATACCGAGGGTTCCTATTGAAACTGCGCGGTCAATAGCATCAATCTTACTGACATTAGTTGAACCACAGGTAGGACAACGAGGCTTGCTTGAAACAGACGAGTGTACTTGTTCCATTAGTTTTTGCATAGCCTCTTCTTTTCTTTTGGCGTCTCGTTCTTCCTCTTTTCTTTTGCGCTCAACTGCTCTTAGCTCGGCGGTTTTAAATGCTGCTTCTTTGCTATATAATGGATTTTTATCTATACCAAATACTTCGATTCCGTAGAACTGGCTTTCCTCAATAGTTGAGGGCTTTCGTCCAAAATACTCTGGGGTCTTTAATTTGCGTTTAAATTTCATTAGTTTTACCGGCGATAGATGGTGGACTTCCGACTCTCTAATTAGTCCGTCGGTGAATCCACAAAACCGGCAACGAGAGTCGTTGAAATTGTTTACGTCTACTTCTTCATCACCTGAGAATACATAACCACATTTGGGACAATAACCTAAAATTAACATTATTATCAGCTCCTAAGCTATAGTATTATTTTTATCAATCCCCATGGTAATAATAATGCAAACGATATTCACTACTAAAGGAAGTGGCACGGGGCTTGATAGTCTTGCGATTTTTGGGGCACAGCTCAAAGACATAAAGGGGCGGTATAATGATTTAACCAAAAATCTTTGGAACCCTTGGGAAAAAGCGATGAAGGCTCCTCAAAATTGGAGCAAAGCTACTTTACAAGAAATTAAGAAGGTTAAGAGTGCTACCAAAGAATATCAAGAGTCTATTCTGAAGGCTATATCTGTATCTATAGACGAAAACTCCGTTTCTGGTAAGAACAATAAAGACTTTATTAGTAAGTGGAGCGGAGCCAGTTCAGACGACCGTATTAAACTCTTAGAGACCGCCGACAAGTCCATGAAGGACTATCTTAAAACGGTTGATGAGAGTGGACCCACATGGGAAGGCTTCGTAAAATATCAGAAGAACGCCGCCGCCCAAATAGAGGCTACAGGCGTTAAATCAAAACTCGCCGCCGTCGGACTCAATATCTTCAAAGCCGCTGCGGGTATGCTTGTCACTGTTATTGCTCAGTTTGCTATTCAGAAACTGATTGAGGGGTTCCAGTATTTAATCAACATAGAAGACGAGCTTGCGCAGAAAGCGGATGAAGCTCGTGAACAGTACAAGAGTACAACAGAAGAGCTTGAATCTCAAGAGAGTGCTCTAAAGAAAGTTAATTCTCAGCTTACCGCTCTTAATGCTATTGACAACCCGACTCTTGCTGATATTGAGCAAACTAAAGAGTTGCAGAAGCAAAACGCTGAACTACAGGCTCAGATTGCTTATCTTAAGACTAAGGCTAAAATAGAAAAAGAGAAAGTAGATAAGGCTGATAAAGAGGCATGGAGAGAAGCTAACGACCTTAGCTCTTTCGGGGATTCATATGATAAGTATGGCAACAAATTAAAGTGGTGGCAGGTTGCTCTTGACAGACATTCCGGCAACTCAAGTGTTGATTATAATCAGGTTGGCGCTGCTAAGTCTGCGCAAGAAGAATTGATTAGACTCGAACAAGAGCGCAAAGAAATATACGACGATACCAATCTCAGTATTGAAGAGCAAACTAAAAAACTCGACCAGAACAAAAAAGACTACGAAGATATACGAACCAATCTTCTTGCCATCGCTAAAAACTGGGAAGACTCTACAGATCCAGAAGCTCAAGCGTTCTATGAAAGTATAATGTACTCGCTTTCCGATGCCGCTGAAAGAGCTACATTACTTAAGGGTAAACTCAGTGAATTAGATGTCAATCAGGCAACTATAAACAAGCTTGAGGCTCTTGGCAAAGCGGCTACCACAGACGAGGGCTTGAACGACTTTGGAGCGGCGTTGAAACAAGCTATCCCCGACGACTCTGATAGAGAGGCGTTTATTAAGCTCAACGGCAACCTCGCAGGAACCGCCGCAGCTTTTGCAAAGATTTCCAGCAATGGCTATTCAACCAAGGATGTTCTGGATGAAATAGAAAAGTCAGCAGAAGACGTTCTTGGCGGATTCGATAATTTGTTTGATGGTAAGGGAAATATTATCGGCAAACAAATGGATGTTATGTTCGCAGGAGCGAGTGATTCGTTAAAGAACAACATCGGCAAGATTCTTACGCAATATCATGACGGGAAAATAAGCCTCAAGGATGCGAATAAATCGCTTGCTGATGCGTATGAGCGCGACACTCTTGAGGGGTTTGCCGGAACTGTTGATGAGATTCTCGGTTCTTCTGAAAAGCTCACTAAGGTGTTTGATGAGAACGGTAAAGCGTTAACAGATGGGTTAAGTAACCTCTTTGATGAAGACGGAAACGTAATCACTGAAAATATTGATACTGTGTTTGCCGGTGCAAGTGACACGCTGAAGGGCAATATTAGTATGATCCTTCAGCAGCTTCACGACGGCGCTATTGATGTTGACACAGCAAAGGCAGCTTTCGCGACTGCTTTCTCACTCGAACAGATTCAAATTGAATCTCAGCGAGTTATCTCTGATTTTGAGTCTGCTTTCGGTGGAGCTGTAAGTGGTGTTGAGGGGCTTATCAACTCTTATGACGAGCTTGATGCAGCTCTGAAGAAAATATCTACAACTTATGATACCGTAAATAGCGCAATTAAAGAGCAGAATGAAAACGGTTCGCTTTCTATTCAAACCGCGCTTGAACTTGCTAAGAGCGGAGCTCTGTACGCCGGTGTGCTTGAAGTCACAGAAAATGGTATAAGGCTTAATGAGGGTGCTACCAAAGAGATGGTAGAGGCTCAGATAAACGCCACAAAAGCCAGTGTGAACCAAGCATTAGCAGAAGCCCAGACAAGGCTCGCACTCTTAGAGCTAGCTTCCGGTATGAAGCCCACCGCTGAAGCTGTAGGCAAGATTCTTATTCCTGCGTTCGGCGAAGCTTGTTCTGCGGCAGCTTATTTTGGCAGCTTAGTGGGTAGTATTTCTGATGGCAATTGGAAAGGTATGTTTGATAGGGCTTCCGCCGTAGCTAAAGGTCAAAAAGACTTGGTTATGTCTGGTGCCGAAAGGTTAAAGACGTCGCTTTCGTCCTCGATTGAGGCTCAAAAGGTTGCTACGCAAAACGAAATTGCGTCTCTCAAAGAGATGCAAAAGATGGTTGGAAATTTGAACTATTCTAATTTCCAATCTAAGTACACTGGTGGCAGATCTTCCTCTAAATCCAGCGGTTCCTCATCTTCTTCCTCGTCTGATGACCCGCGCCTTAAAGCGTGGAACGAGATGCTGGCTGTTAAGAAGCACCAACTCGAAATGGATCAGATTACCGAAGAGCAATACTACGCTTGGCTTGAGGCTAACTACAAAAAGCAACTCAACAACCAAAAGAAGTATGCTGAAGAGTGGCGCAAGTACGAAGAGGAAATCTACAAGTGGAAGAAGCAGAAACGCCTCGACGACTGGAATGAAGCTGTTGACCTCAAGAAGCATGAGCTTGAAATGGGTAAAATCGATGAGGGCGAGTATTACGCATGGCTCGCGGCGAACTACAAGAAATACCTCAACGATAAGACTAAATACGCCGAAGAGTGGCGTAAAAACGAAGAGGCTATCCACAAGTTTGAGGAACAACAGGCTAAGGACTCACAGGACGCCCTTGAAGACCTTATCGACCTTCGCGTTGATATGCTCAAGCAGGAGAAGAACAACGAGAAAGATGTTCTCAAAGAGCGTCAAGATAATGTAAAAGATTTCTACGACAAACAGCGCGACCTCCTCAAGGAACACTACGACCAGATAGACAAAGAGGAAGAGCGCCGCGAGAAGCGTAAGAAGGTTACAGATATACAGGCGGAATTGCTTGAACTCGAAGCAGACGACTCCGTTGAAGCGCAAAAGCGCCGTCTCGAACTTGAAGAGAGTCTCTCCGACGCTAAGAAAGACTTAAACGACTTTGAGCGCGATGAGGAACTCGACAAGGCTGAAAAAATGTACGACGACCTCGAAGAGATGCAGACGCAGTATTACGAGAAGCAAATAGAAGCTATCGAGGACTACCTTGACAACGCCTATGAGCTTCGTCGGCAAGCCATCGAAGACTTGCAGAACGGTAATGCTCAACTATATCAGGAGATGATTGAGTACAACCGGGCTTACGGCGACGGAATTGATCGTTCAATCACAGAAAAATGGGAAGCCGCATACGAGGCTCTTAACCGTTACAATAGTCTACTCGACGACAACTACGGCATGAAGCTCGACAATATGACGGGCTACAACAAGGGTAAGTATGAGACCGCCGCCGAGCGTGAAGCTCGCGAGAGGGCAACCCAGAGAACGAGTGCAAAAGATGCGGCGCAAACCATCGCTAAAAATGCGGGCAAGTCCAGCGGTTCTTCTAATACAAGTCGGAAGTCTGGACCCAACCGTGGTGATAAGGTGACTATCAAGAAGTCAGCAACGCACTTCTCTTCTCAAAGCGGCAACGCAAAAATGGCATCTCATGTCCCCGGAGGCAAGTATACCGTTTATCAGGTCAAGGGCAACCAAGTCCTCATAGGCGTTAACGGCGCGTATACCGGTTGGGTGTGGAAGTCTGATATTCAAGGTTACGCTACGGGTACTCCCCATGCCAAAGGCGGTATAGCCAACATTGACGAAAAGGGTCTTGAGCTTATACTCGGCTCCCCCGACAAGGGTCGCTACAAGTTCCTCAATGACGGCGACAAGGTGTTCAACGCCAAGGCAAGTGAGTTTCTTTACAAGTGGGCTAATCAGCCCGGTGAGGTGCTCGGCTCAATGATTAAGTCTCTGTCTGCTGCGTCATCCGTGTCTATAGCGTCTCCGTGTAATATTACAGTCGGCGACGTTGTTATTAATGGATCGGCTGACGAGAAGACGGTTGGCGAGCTGCGTAGAGCTCACAAGCAAATCGTTACAGATATTCTTAATGAGTTTAAGAAAATGAAAAAATAATTTTAGAAAAGATATGTAAATGCAAGCTGATTGTTGTATTTACGAAGATTATTTTCGTATGTGTTTATAGTATTTTCCAGAGTGGAAAAAGACCCGGTGGGAGACAAAACGAAATTGTAGTACGCCCAAGCTTCGGAGTAGTACAAGCGTAGAGTCTCCCTATCGGTGTACTCGGCATATTCTTTTGAGAGTGTTGAGATATTCTTCTGCGCAGACTCCAAAAGGTCGCCTATCTCATCAAGCCGCCCGTTCGCTGTATAGACACCTATAACAACATCGACTGCTCCGCTTTTTATTTGAAGAATCATATACCTGTCGTCGTTGTTACCGGGTTCATAACCCAAGTCTGAAAGTATGGTGTCAACTGCATCTGTAACTTCAACCGAATCTAAGCCCGTTCTTCTGCAATAATGGGTAAGAGTTTCATAATAATCGCCATAATCCTTTGCTTCGTATATTGCAAAATACCAAGCCTGATATATTGCTTTTGCTATCTGGCTTGTGGCTTGTGAAGCTTGGTTTATGTCGATAAAAGCGCTATTTCCGGCGCTAAATTGCTTATCTTTTTCTTTGCTGTTAGAAGAGTTTGACTGCTGTCCAGAAGACGACGGCTTGCCTTGCGCGGGCGGATTTTGCCCTGCGGTATTATTAGCATTAACATTGTTGGCGTTATTGTTGTTAGCATTAACACTGTTATTATTGTTGTTGTTAGCATTAGGCTTTTGGTCGTTTTTGTTTTTATTGGCTGCTGATCTGCCTACTTGCTCGTGTGAGCCAGCTTCAGAAACGTCACTTGAAGTCGTTGTTCCCTCTTGCTGATTTTTATGGTTAGTGCAAGCTGCGAACATGAATATTAGTGCGATAGTTAAAATTACAGATAAACATCTTTTCATTAATTCTCCTCCTAAGCAGTATAATGTTTTGTATAAAGCAAAATAATCTTCTATATGGTGATTATATCACGCTCGAAAATAATGTCAAGTAGATATTTTATAAATATTTTTTGCCGTCGAAAGACGATGAAAGGACGGATAGAATGGAGAAGGTTGTTGATATAGCTCGGTATATTCATAAAGAGTACAAAAGAGTTTCGCACAACAACATAGAAGACGAAAAAACTTCAAAAGCTCTTATATTTTGTGCAAAGAGAATCCATTGCTATTACCGGTCTCCCCATGTTCGGCGAAAATCTTTGGTGCGAAGCTGCGCGTTGCGAGATTCAAGGCTTTTTGTCTAACTGCGGGTTGACCGACGGCAATGCCCGTATTTCAGATACAGCTAAGTATGTAGTCAATAATGTTATTCAGGAATATGGCTCTTTGGAGTCATGGAAGCTAAGTGAAATGCTTTATCGTGAAACGTCTTGGCAAAATGCCCATAAAAGATTGGATGGCGATAAAGGCGACGGTGTTCCATTATCACTCGACGACATACGAGCTGATGCGAAAAAGGTTCGCCCATACGATTATGTGTGGGATATGTACTATGATGAATTTGAGGACGCCGATTGAAAACGAAAGGAACAAAAGGAATGAACAAACGTAGGCAAAAGCTGACTAAATGTCAGAAAGAGTTTTTATGCAATAGAAAATATATTACGGAGGAGGATTGCTTCTTATATATCTGTCCTTACCGTATGTTGTCAATAAAAATATACGCAGGCGATCTTTACTGTAAGCATCTTAAGAAGCTTGATTGGATATGCTTAAAATCACTTATTTCGCGTTGCGAGAATTGTAAGAGTTGCAAATAAATTCGTCGGACTGACCGCAATTTGAGCAGGTAACTCGTAGGGCGATTGTGCTTGACGAGATACTGTTAATTCTAAATGGGTGGTATTTAGAAAAAATAATATCTTCTATCTCACACTGACCGCTTGATAATTTATTAGGAATATGATACTCCCAAGCAATCACAGTTCCACATTGAGAACAAGTGTGCTCTCCGCATATTTTAGCCACAACTATTCCTCCAACTTTATTTTTCATAAACAATTATACCACAACAAATATATTTTTCAATACAAAAATCTGCGTACAAATAATCAAAACTGTACGCGGATTTTATTATTTTAGAAAGGGGCGAGTCAATATTTATCTGTTAGGAAATAGGTTCATTTATGACGGAGTTAACTCGTCGCGTTATAATCTTTCAATTCTGCGAATTGATACAGACGGGCTTGCTTCGGCGGAGGGTTCTGTGGAATACTCGTCGTCGTTCTTTCCTGCGCAGAATAAAAGATATATTACAGGAGTCTCCCGCGAGAGCGCTCCGCTTGAGTTCGAGGTCGAGATAATCGGCGAAGAGGGGTATTGCTCTGTACATGAGCGAGCTATAAAGAATTGGCTCTTCAACTCCCCTACCTTCAAAGAGCTCTATATAGACCCCGAGGACGACAAAGAAGCCGAGTATGTGAACGGTACAATAAAAAGACAATATCTTGAGTGCGTATTCTGTAACCCTGAGAAAATTGAATACGCCGAGGGTACTGTCGGCTGGCGTTGTACTTGTATGTGCTCATCCACAATGGCTATACAGGAAAAAGTGGAGGTCACAGCCACCTCTTTCAGCTCGGATATAACGCTTAATGTTGATACGGACATACAGGATTACGTCTATCCATATCTTGTTATCACCTGCGGCAACACAAAAGCGGATGTGACTATAACGAACAAAAGCGATAACAACCGTGCTATGCAGATTAAAGATGCAACGGCAAAGGCTGTGTTGTACGCCGATTGTGCTATAGGAACGATTGTGAATGACGCCAATGCCGAGTATTACAACAAGCTTATCAATCAGCATTTCTTGAGGCTTGTTCCGGGCGAGAATATCATCTCTGTTACCGGCGGTGTGTCGTCGGTAAAGTTTACTTGGAATAATGCGAGGTGGATGACGTGATAGCAAGGTTTGACAAATTCAAACGCTTCGAGACTCCCCTGCTCACGGTGTGCAACCCCGGCAGTTATGTGGCTTCAGATAATTTACTCACCAATTCGGTGTGCGCGTTGCCGTATGCCAAAGATATAGATGCTACCCTCAATTTTGGCTCTCTCTCTGAGTTAGCCTTTACTCTTCCGCTTATCGACGAAAAGGTGCGTAATACCTATAGTGACCTCGAAACTGGAAGATATATATACGCCTCGGATATTGGATATTTCATAATAGACAGTGTTGAAGACTCGTTCTCCCAAGAGGGGCGAGTAAAAGAGATATCCTGTGTGTCCGTTGAGCGTGAGCTTGAGGAGCTTGAAGCGCCGTTCTATAAGGCGGGTGTTTATCCGCTGATATCTAATGATACCAAAGACGGCGTGTTAACCCTTGCTATAGCTAAATGTCCGTCGTGGTCTCTCGACCATATAGACGACAAGGTTAAGGCTCGCAGTAGATATTTTGAGATCGCAGAGTCTACGAGCATATACGAGTTCTTTATGAACGACTTGCAGGACAAGTTCGATTGTGTGTTCTGCTATGACATAATTAACCGCAAGATATCTGTATATGATAGAGCTGCCTACGCCGACCAACACCTTACAAGTATTCATCTTGCAAGGAATAATATTATTGAAGGGCTTGATATTTCGCAGGACTACGACGACCTCTACACGGCGTTAAGTGTTACCGGTGACGAGAATATGAGTATTCGCCGAGTTAACCCTATCGGTACAACCGTTATTTACGACTTCACATACCATAAACATTGGATGTCTCCTGAGTTACAGGACGCGGTTACGCGCTGGGAAGCAAAAATTGCCTCTGTGGAAGAAAGTTATGTAGCCCTCAACAGAGAGTATTACAACCAGTATCTCGCTATGAGCGAAACGCAGATGGATATAGACAAGCTGAATACTCAGATTGATATCTATTACACCTGTCGTGATTGTATTCTTTCCGGCACGATAAGTTCAAAGAAGACATCGTTGCTTAGCCAGCTCAAAAAGAGTGGCGCGGTTGGCGACGACGCGACTACGGATGCTGTGCCCGTTGCTCTCGCGACTGTTAATGCCAAAATCGCAGAATTATCTATAACTAAGGCGCAGAAGCAGACGCTATATAATTCTCAAAAATCACAAGCAGACGCAACTAAAGCTCAGATAGATGCCATTCAGGCGACGTGTAGCTTGTCTACAACCGCAAGAGACGTCAACGGCAAAGTCATATTTACGGACGAGCTTCTTCGCGAGTTGTCTGCCTATATAAAGCAAGCCGACTACACCGACGACAATATCACTAAGACGGATATTATGTCTCAGGATGAGATATTTGACTGGTGTGTTGAGCTTATGAAACGAGCCAAAACTCAGCTTTCTAAAATTTCAACACCCAACAGAAAGTTTGAAGTCACAACTCGTTCGTTTATTTTTTCGCAGCAATTTGCCTCATTTACTTCGCAACTTGAGAGCGGCTGTATAGTGACCGCAGAAGTAGACGACGACCAATTTGAGCAACTGCACTTGCTCACTATAGACATAGATTTTGAGTCCAAAACCATATCTCTAACCTTTGGTAACAAATACAATCAGTATGACCCAAGGTCGTTGTTTGATGATGTGTTCGGCGATGTATCAAAGTCAAAGGCTACCTTGCAGTATGTCACAGGTATAGTCGAAGATATGTCTAAGCGGGTCAGCGATGCTTCCAAGTGGATCGACGAGGCTCTGATACTTACAAAAGACAAAGCTCTCTCGGCTAAAAATCAAGAAGTTATCATAGACGACGGCGGATATCTCGGTCGCTTGCGTAAAACACAAAAGGACGCGCAGGGTATGGATGCTCTCGACGCCGACGGCAACCCTATCTTTCTTACGGATTCACAGGGTAATCCTATATACGACGGCGAACAGCTCCGCATTGTTAACAATTGCATAGTCTTTACTGACGATGGGTGGGAGACGGCTAAAACAGCTGTCGGCAAACTGTATCTCGGGAAAGACAAAAGCGGCAATGATGTTTACAAGTACGGCGTAGCCGGAGATGTCATTATAGGTAAGATTATAGCCGGTAACAACCTCATTATAGCTGGCGGATCTGAAGAAAACGGAGACTACAGCGTAACTATAGATGATAAAGGACTTACGATTAACAACGGCGATATCCTTATTAAGGACCCGAACGGCAAAAAAGTGTTCGGTGTTGAAGACGGGCAGATGTATTTGGATGGCAGTATTGTAGCTACTGGCAGTTTGTCTATAGACTCTATTGCGGTCGGCGACTACACAAACTATATTAACCTAAGCGAAGAAACTGCTGATGTGTACGGATTCAAATCCGCCGCCGAGTATGCCGCTGAAGCAGCTCACAAGCCGTATATAAATGAGCGTTGGCTTACCCCTATCTCCTACCCTACCGCTTCGCCATATTTCACTTACATCAGTAAATCATATCCGTGTAAGATTGGCGACTCATTCAGAATTACAGGTAACGTGTATACCCTGTAAGTCTCTCATAGCATAATCATTCGCACCGCCGTCGTGACAACACAGCACTATATTGGCAAATGATTTCCTCATGGTGTGAGACGAGATGTGTATCGGCAACCCCGCTTCCTTTCCCGCGCTTTTGAGATATCGTGAATAGCTTTGCTCCTGTAGTCTCCCGCCGTTGTTCTTCGAGAAGACGTAATCATCGGGAGAACAGTTGCGTCCGCCGAGCCACTTGCGATATTCTGTAAGCGTTTCCTTTATCGCATCTGAAATGAAACACCGATTGATTTTAGATGTCTTGCTCTCGACTACGGGTATACGGTCTCTGAACTCGCCGTCGTCGTCCATGATCCAACCCCATTTTAATTTAACGAGGTCGCTTGCTCTAAGACCGAAGCAAATGCCGCAACGGAACATAGCCCAGTTTCGTATTCCCATTCGTCCTGTGTTTTTGAGCTTATCCAGTACAACACACATTTCATCATAGGAACGAATCGAATCCGCCGCATGAGCTACCGGAACGCCATCCGATTTTACACCGGACAACAGCCGCTCTTGCTTTTTCTCTTGTTCTAATCGCCGATTTGCTTTTCGCTCCTTTTCTGAAAATTCATTTTGAATCCGATTTGTTTCCCACAAGGATTTATATCTGTCTCGCTCTTCTGCTGTTTCGCGGAGGAGCTTTTTTAGTCTTGCGTTCTGGGCTTTCAGACTATCAATAAGTATGTCTTTATTAACATCGACACTGGTTATCTGACCCAATTCTGACGCTCCTTCCAAGCATTATACACTCGATTGAAATTGCCCTGAATACTGATAGGATAACCGCGATAACCCTGACGCCTTATCTCACGCTCTGCAAGAAGCTCAATCCACCAGTAAAGTACCTCTGGATCGCTCTCAAGAGCAGGAAGATATTCTTCCGGGAAATGAGTGTTATCGCCTCTGTGCCATTCAGATTCATATTTATCTCTTAAATTTCCCCTCATCTCCGGAGGCGGTGCGGGATTTGCCGCAATGCGCTGCCGCTCTCTATCTATTTCGTCCCAACGCTCTTTAACATCGGCTCCAACAAACACCGCCGAAGCACCAATCAGACCAAGAAATGAACCCAAAAATCCCATTTTACAAATTTCTCCTTTCATTAATCGAACTTTAGTCGAACATTTGTTCCGTTTACATTTTTTATTATAGTCCTAAAAAATTCTCTTGTCAACAGGGAATTTTTTCCAGTTGTAAGTTGTCACTTTTATCGGACACTCAAATCATTTTCCTTTATGAGGCGAGCCGCTATGACAGGACTTAGCTTAACCGTCGGCAAAGTAATTTTGCTTGCACCATTGCTCCAAGTTTGATGGCTACCGCAACACCTCACCTCCTTATAGCCGTTATCCCGTAAAATTCTCTTGAACTCTTTTACTTTGAATTGAGTCAATCTGACATACACACCTCCACAACAGCATAATTTCCAAACTGTTCACACTCCTTATCGAATAGATAATTTAATAGCTCTGCAAAGTCATTTCCTTTTCCGGCATATCCAAGCTTATTTGCGCTGTCCCGAATTGATTTCATCTTAGGACACGACTCGCAGCTATGTATTGAGCAGAGCTTGCTTCCGATACCAGAACAAGCCACAAACTCATCTCCATTTTTCGTTTTTGCCACTACTGTTTGATGTTCCATTTTCCCCTCCAATTAACAGCCGCACACTACTTTTATTTTTCTTGTTATATCCGTCATAATCGATTCGTCGGTGATTTTACCCACTCTCCTTCCTAATCTCGATTTGTCTACCACTCTCAGTTGTTCACATAACGCTTCTGACTCATCTCTTACGCCCTGCTCACTTGTTATTTTGACGTGCGTCGTCGCCATAGACGGTTTTATTTTTGTCGATAAAGGTACGATAACCGTCGTCGGCGAGTGGGCATTTCCCACATCGTTTTGCACTATAATCGCAGGTCTTGTGTTCCGTTGTTCAGACCCCACTCCGTCCAGCGAAACCAAGTAGATTTCTCCTCTCTTAATTATTTTAATCTTCCTCTCCCATATTATTTTTTACTTACAATAGCTCAGATGCTATCATACACCTCAACGATTTCTATTCCTAACTTCCGTATAACAGCTTCGGTGAAATTGTTTTTCATTTTCTCCTGAAGTCGAGTTTTACTTGTACTTCTGCCATAAATTACTCCATGCTTGTCCATTATGTAGTAGTATATTTCTTCAGCCATTCTGCACCTCATCTCTAATTGCTTCTATTCGGTATGGCTCGTTGTACCGAATACCGTCTATTATCTCATCAACAAATTCATCATCAGCGAGCGACATATTAGCCAACAGATCAATAAGCTCGATAGCTTTATCACAGATTTTTACTTTGATATTCATTTACATTCTCCTTTTGTTTTCGTTTTTTTTAATCAGAATCCAATTCCTTCTGGACTCCATTTTCTTGTCGTCTACCCGCTCCGTACTGAAACTCACACTCGCCGGATTGTCTAACACACACATTTCCGTCCATATGCTCACAATACACGCCGGTAAAAGCTCGTCTGCAATATGTCGTGTTCAGTATCATAAACTCACCACCGTCTTTGCTTTCACCTTTTCGTTGCTCATCACCGCCGATATCGCCGCCGCACACGGCTTCCAACAATTACCGTTGTGTACGCAGTTTTTGCAATATGTTTTCAACACTTCATACACCGTCATATCACGCTACCTCCGAATTTGTTTTAAATTCGCTAAGGGCTTTCACTACAGCTTTGTATGTATTACTCTCTACTGCCTTATCAACCTTACTAAGCAGCTCTGCGTTAAGAGCGGCGAGCGCTTTCATCCTTGTGTCATATTTTTTAGGAATCCTCATACCGGAAGCAACATCGGTTACATACCATCCGTCACTCCGCTTATCAAAACCAAACTCGATTTCTCTTCCTCGTGGAGTTCTTACTACCTGTCCATAACCGCTAACCCGCTCAAAGTGATTAAGGGTCTTAGGGTCGTTTCTGTTAGATATCGCTGTGTAAAAGTCAAGTTTATACATTTTTGTTTTCCTTTCTTATTCTATCTCATCCTTAAGAAGCGTTTTTATATTATTAAGCGTAAACTTACACTCGTATTCATCACCCCACCAGCCACTACTGGTTTCTTTGGCTGTCTGGATCATATATTGGAACTCATCTGTTTCCATAAAGTCTAACACTCTATCTATTGCTTCTATGGTTCTACATTTTTCATATGTTTCAAAATTCATTTTCATTTGCCTCCAAATCTCTTCATTTTAGTTGTCTTCCCAAACCAAAGCTTATAAGGAATTTCTTTTTCACTCGCAATAGTACATATTGACTTATCAGAAAAGCTATCCGAGAGATTACGAACAAGCTCTATGCAGTGACCCCTTCGCAGCTCTTCCTTAATTTTTTCAATCTGTGTGTACGGACGAATAGAATCAGGGCGCACCTCAACTCTACGCATATTATGGTCGTCTACTTCGCCGCCCGTAGAAGTATTAAGGTGGGCTAAAGTATAGATATAATATTTGGGGTCATAAATGTAAGTCCCCTCATCATAAACGATACTGCCAACTACCGTCTCTCCCGAGTAAGTTTCACCGACATACTGATAATTTCTCTGCTTATTTGTCTGGTCAAAAACCATAACAGAAACAAACTTGCCCGAAGCTCTCATCTCATCAAGCTCTTTCTCTTTTTCTTTTCTTGTTTCTATATCAATATTAAATTGCTCTTCGAAACGATGATTGACATCTTTAAGTATATCGGCAAGGGTACGATTTGTATTAGCAGCGTTAGCCGCAGCAACCCCTATTGATTCTAATGCCTTATTTACGGTATCGCCATCTATGAGTAAGCCTTTGTTTTCATTACTCATTTTTATTTACCTCCGCTACATCACCGTCTATTAGCCGTTCAGCCGTCATAGTGTCATACTTAATACCCGCATATGCAAACTCGGGATTGTGTCCCACCGCGTCTGCCGATACCCAAACCAACCACCTATTAGCAGCTTCTCTCTTCGCCGTCTCTTCGTCGTCTGCTTCAATCTCATAGGTAACTCGTCCTGAATAGTTGAATCCCACAAGATATTCCATTTTGCTCCACCTCCTTTGCGTTATCAGTGCTGAACCATAAAGTAATAATATTCACCGAGCTGACTAAGCTCTTTATCGATTCTATAACATCTCGCTATATGGTCGATAGCGTCATCAGTATCGGCAAATCCTCTCATAAACTCTTCTCTACCATTTTTAATATTTCGCACATACACATAATTCATTTTGTTTTTATTTTCCTTTCTTATTATTCCACGTTTCCTTCTGTGCTCTCGATTTCGCAATCCACCCCCACCACATAATCTTTTTCTTTACAATATTGTATTGCTGATTTGTAAGAACAAAAATCCTGCGGCATATTGAATGAGTCAATATTTTTGGGGAATACCGTGTAAATCATATACTACACCTCGCTTTAGCTCATTTTAATACTCCTCCGGCAACAGCATGGTCGTCACATTACCCTCGTCACCGAAGTCTGTGATTATCCAAATCTCGCCCTTACTTGTGTTATATGCGGCGAGCGTTCGTCCATCGCCTACCCGAACCGCCTCGTCGTTTAAAGCCTTGTCCTCTTCGGGGATATCGCCCCAATCGCACTTTGTGTATCGCCCGAAAGCGTCGAGCAGCTCCTCGCAAATTTTACCGTCACCGAGTATATTTGCTATACCCTGCGTCATGACCTGCATTCCTAAATCAAATTTCAATTCCATTCCAAATTTAATTCCTTTCTGTTAATCACACTCAACAAACTCGCCGTTTTTAAGAGTATACCAAGTATCAGCCTTAATTTTTTCTCCGTCCACAATTGCCGCTTTTATATTATTTAGCGGATATGTTTTGCCGTTCCAATCGCCGCGCTCCGCAATGACAATAGCAGAGCCGAGACCCGCCTTTGCTTTAGAATTATAGCCTGTTACTATCGCAACAGAATCGCCGTTTGAAACTTCAGCCGCTGACCCGGTGCCCGAATTTACGGCTGCTGACCGGGTGCCCGAATTTACGGCTGCTGACTGGAAACCCGAATTTACGGCTGCTGACTGGATGCCCGAATTTACGGCTGCTGACCCGATGCCCGAATTTACGGCTGCTGACTGGAAGCCCGAATTTACGGCTGCTGAACGGTAGCCTGTATTCATTGCTGCTGAATAGTCGCCCGAATTTACAACTGCTGAATAGTCGCCCGTACTTACGGCTGCTGACCGGTCGCCCGTATTCATTGCCGCTGACAGGTCGCCCGTATTCGTTGCCGCTGAACGGTCGCCCAAATTTACCGCCGCTGACTGGGCGTCCGTATTCGTTGCTGCGTCGGCTTTCCAGTTGACCTTATCAAGAATAAATGAAACACCAGCTTGTATAAGACCTTTAAGTCCAAGTTCAACGCCGATTTTTATTTTGGTTGAAGCAACTTTGGAATCGCCACCATGTTTGAAAAGCTCTCCGTCCTGTTCCACCTCACAGTATCGATTCCCGTCGCACGGAGGATAATACCTAAATACTTCTAAAGGATTCTCACAAGCGCGAAATCCTTTTTCACAAGCTTCTGCTTCTTTTTCTTCGTACTCTTTTCCTATTTCATACTGAAAACCTCTGCACTTTAAATCCCTGTCAAAGCCCTTATATGCTTTCATTTTTATATCTCCTTTCTGTTTGTTATTTTGTTTCAGCATTTGTCTTTGTTCGGGCAAGTATCACAATCGTAACGCACCCAATGTCCGTTACAATCCTTACCCATACAATCACTCTCACCTTTGAGTTTTACATATATGTCATATGCTTCGTCTGTCTTGTCGTCTATGGGTTTATAATAAAAATCACAGTTTTCGTCTACACAGTTGTCGCTCCAAAACACGCCAACATTACAACCGCAATCCTCGTCAGCCCATTCCCCTTCAAACCTAACATCGTTTATGCAGCATATTTCTGCAAGCTTATCGAGTACGGGTATAGGGCAGCTCCACGCCGTATCAAACCACAGCGTATTCTTGTTGTTGAGTGAAGAGTATTGCGCGTTCCATTTCGTGCCCCAATTCGCCACACTCCAATCATACCAATTATTTGAGCCGTACAACTCCCTCTCCCTCTTGCCTAAATCACCGCGATAAATGTTGTCGGGCATTGGAATAATTTTGTTGAAGTCGATCTCAGACCCATTTCCTTTTATGTACTGAAGAACACTGTCTATATTCTCCTGATTTCCGTAAAACACAATTCGATTTGTTACCCAATTTGGCATTTTAATTTTCCTTTCTGAATTAATATTATCGATAATCAAACATGGTTACGCGCCTCTTCTTATTACTTCGTAGTTTTTAGGGATTCTGTTTACCGGCACATATGTATATTCATTTAAATTCATCCAAAACGGACGACTAAACTGATACGCAGCCGGATGCTTTACCAACCGTTTTTCAGTACCGTCCCACAGAGTAAATTTGATTTCACTTCCGATTGGCAGATTGCTGAGTGCGTCTGGACTCTTTTTCTTTTTTATATTCTCATAGCAACGCTCTCGCCATTCCTTTGCCCACTCATACTCCGTAGGGGTAAGCACATCAAGTATTCCTTTCGGACAATCATAGTAACCGGGACCAGCGCTTTCGTCCATATCCTTGTAAGAAAAGTTTAAATAGTCTTTGTTGTTAACGGATGTGAGCATCACCACTCCAAAAACACTTTCCTTTTCGGGCTTAGCTCCAGTTTTGAAAATGGTTTTCTTTACAGCGGCATAGTAAGTAGAGCCTACCATAGCAGATTTGAGCACTTCATATCTCCCCTTGTCGCCCACCATATCGCAATTCATTATGCTGTCGCACTCTGCTTTTCTATCTATTTTGCCGTTCTTATAGAATGACGCATGATAACTTGTCCATCCCATTTTAAAATTCCTCCTTGATTACTTCTTCAATTACATTATTGTTTTTGTCCATCCAGTATGTATTCGCGCCCAATTTTCTTTTCTTATACCCTTTGCTTAGCATTTGGTATTCCTGCTCCGCTACTGGGTCGTGCCATTGAAGCCCTCTTGCCTTATAGAGCGGAATCCAGTGTGCATCGTAGAAATCGTAGCCCGCTCCGTCTATGCCAAAGAAATATCCGAACTCATCAGATTCGTAAATTCTAAACCCGCACTCCGACATGATTTTGATTCCATTTCCTTCTTCAAGCCACCAATCATCTGCGGAGTCGCCAAACGACCACATTGTACCCCACATCGGAAGAGTATCATCGTACTCGACCTCAAAGTTGTCCACATCGACGGATACTATCGTTCCGTCATAGAGCTTGACGCACCAGAGGTCGGTTTCCTCGTCGTAGCTCTGAAGCTCGCCGGAGTGCTCCAGAGTGTCCGTTTCGTCCGGCAAGTCGTAGACATACACTTGATCGCCGACGCTCGGCAATGTAACTTCTCTCCAATCATCAATATCTGCTTCCATCATCTTTTCAATCATGCCCTGCGGGATAGCGTTCATTTCGTGAACCCAGCGCTCAGTCGCATCTTTGATTGTTAAACCATTTTTCATTTTCAGTTTCCTTTCCTTTTATCCTTCAACCTCAACCACAAAACTGTTGTCCGGATCCATTTTACAAGGCACTCCATTTGCGCTTATCGCCACATATTCAAACAACGGAATTACCATTAAGTATTCGGAGTCGTATACATATACCGTTCCCGAATCATCCACAAAGAAATCATCTATCTCCTCTCCGACATCAATCCAGTCACCGTCTGACGATTGAAGGTATGCGTCGTCTGGTATAAGTGACACTTCCTTGGACACAGGCTTGACTTTACTCTTAGATTTGGATTTGTTTTTGCTGTCATAGTAGTCATAATTATCGTACCATCCGCCGTAGCACCAATTTCCGCCATCCCAACTTCTATTGTATACGAGCTCCTTCCATTCGAAGAAATTGTTACACTCATTTGCTATAAGCTTCTTTGCTCTCTCGACCTGTGCGTACATTTGCGGGATAGAAACAAATTCGTGCTGAGTATGAGCGTTATAATATCCACACGACAAATTAACGGCAGCACACCCGAGTACCGGCGCTATATCCACTATGTCCGAATAAGAACCGTAGTCTCGCTTAAATCCGTATTTTTCTACCGTTTCAGCAAACACCTCGTTATCAAGCTCATAATAAACCGCGTCCTTTTCGTGCGCTCGATCAAATTCGATTATGAAATTGATTTTCGGTTTTATTCCACTCGCGCAAAACTTTCCCGCACCCACGCCGCCGATTTCCTCATCCTCCGTAAAGAGCACATGACACCGCAGTTCTTTGATAATTTCGAGAATCATAGTGATACCGCACCTGTCGTCTCCACCTATACCATACGGCGACATCATTATACTTTTATCTTCCGACATACAAATGATATCAGGAGTCCGTTTGTGTACGGTGTCCATATGAGCGACGAGCAAGACCGGAACCTCGCCCGCCGCGTATACAAACCCGTCGTCCGATATCGGCGAATATCCTTTGTCTCTCAAGTGACAAGCCAACGCCGATTTGAGCTTGTCCTGCGGAAACTTAAATATATTAAGCAACTTCATTTTCTTTTTCCTCCATATATTCATCATAGCAAGTTTTGCATAAATACGAGTCGATTTCCTCTACATACACCATATTGTCCGCAAATTCAAGCTCATCGCACTTATAACATCTCGTTACTGATTCGTCAAATGCATCTCTACACATTGTATACCAGTCTCCGCCTATGTAATCCTCTACTATAAGACTATCGCCATTGTCATCATACGCGACTTCCCTTTCATTGTGGTATTCGCAGTAGAATGTGCAGTCATCGCAATAGACTTCGCCGTCAATTTCATATGCGTCATCATCGTCGTCGATCTCACAGCCGCAACGATGGCAATAAGAGCGGTTATTAAGACAATCATAGCACTGTAACTCTTTCGCGTTGTCATAATCTGAGTCCATCATATCACCGCAATCAACACAATAGGAATCGCCGCCAATATGCAAACCGTATGTCGTTTCTGATTTCATTTCCTTGTTGTATGTGAACACGCACTCGTCAGGGTATTCGTCGTAATCTCGGTAATGGAATGTGTTATTATAGGTGACTATGTAGCTATCCCAATCATCATCGACCTTCTTCCACAAATTCGATTTTTCAATGCATTTTGCTATAATATCCTGTACAACCGCTCTATAATCTCCATAGCTTTCGCCCGACGCATCGCCGCCCTTCGGGTAGAGGCGAGACTGCAAAAGCAAACCGTTTTCGTAAAAGAACAACTGTCGTGTGATTTTCTTTTCCATATACCACCGATTTCCTTCGTATGTTTCGGGCAGCGTATAGAAACACATACTTGTACCATCGTTGGAATAACTGAGAGTCCCTGCCTTATAACAGCCCTGATACGCACCTGAGCGGTTAATGAAGTGACAACTACTCCATGAATTTCCATTTGACATCAGAAGAAAATCGCATATGTTCACACTCAGTACGGTTATTCTTTTTATTTTAAGCGGGTTAGTATCGTCTGCGGCTTTTGCAAACAACTTGTTATAGCTTAAATAATTTCTATCACCCTCCTCGTGTCCGTCTGTGAACTTCGTCGCGTCAATTTTACGGTCATCGCCTATCGGATATTCCTTGAATACTGTATTGATTACACGGCTGCGCTTCATTCCGGAACGCATTTCCTTATAGTACCCGAGTCGGTTTATCAACTCCGCTTCGCGTTCGCTTATCTCTCGACTTGCGCTCTGAGAAAGCAAGCTTATAACCGCATTAAACATTTTGGACCACTCAAGCTCGTTTTCAATTATTTTTCTTGATGTATACGCGAGCAGTTCATGAATGTCTCTTTTGAACGCAGATGGGTCTGACCCCCTAACTTCATCACGGAGAAATATTATTGCCTTTGCTTCTTCGTTCCACATAGGATGATTTCTTAGAATATGAAACAGAGTTTCCTTCTTATAAAACCACTTGCTGACATTGGCTTCTATTCCTGCCGTAGTAAAATCATTATCAATTCCGACCTCGTTAAAAATCCGTTCCACCTGTTCTGTATAGTATTCTATCTGCTTTGAATTGCTGTCGTATTTTTCTAAAAATTCCCTATTTTCGTTTTCGAAATACATTTTATTTTCCTCCTTGATTTAAAACTGAATATATTCTCGTTCTGAAGCCTTCTTAAAGGGCGCTGGTATCAAATCTGATGCGCTAGCCCAATGCCCATGTCCTCCTTCGCAGTGTCCCCCGCAATCATGCACACCAACAGGTTCATCGTAAGCTATTCCTATCCCCAAATAACTTGATTCGCTTGTATAACAGACCGTAGCTTTTGCGAACATCTCCGGTCCACACAAGTTTATAACCCTGTCGCCTACTTTATATTCGTGACTCATTTCGTTTTCCTCCTGAATTTTAATTTAATTTCTGAATCATCGTTCTCGCCATATTATCTACAGCGATATAACTGGAAGCCGTCGCCAAACGCTTTTCATCTTCGGTTGTCAAACTCACACCCAATTCCTTTAGGACTTTGATTTTGTGTTTAACGAACCTTTTCATTCTGTCTTCTTCTGTCAACCGCAGCTCTCCTTCTTCTGTTTATGATTTTCTTTGCAAGCCATCGAGCTACGGCATCCTCCATCCGTTCCTCGAAAGCTATAATTTTACCCTCGTGCCACAGCGCATACAAAAACGCGACGACGAAGGCAATTTCAATTACAGTTGTGATTGCAAACCTCAATTCCATTTTGATTCCCTTTCTGATTTAAAATAAGTTCGTACCGTTTTGCCTATATGCCTCATTCCATTTTCGCGCCAGTTCCTCCGCCTCTCTACGGCTTTCGCATAAATGGCATATATCAGCGTTATATCTTTTAAGTATGGCGATTAAGTTATTACCCGTCGCTATCGTGTCGGCGAAGGCGAAATACTTTCCGTTTTCGGCAGTGATAATCACAACAAAAATCATTTTCATTTCAAATCTTCCACTCTCCGCATATGTTTCCGTTGCTATCTATCACCTTGCCGTCTGTTCGCCCTTCGGCTACAGCTCTGCTTATCTGCCCGAAAATTCGGTCAAGCTCAGCCGCCGTGGTGTAGTAGTCGGCATATTCATTTTCCGCGTCACAGTCATGAAAAGCGGCATTCCCGGTTTTGATTTCGATTTTCATTTTGATCTCCTTTCAGAAATTAACCACCATTTTCGCGTTGTGAACTGGACTCACCAATTCGCCGCCAAAACAAACTAACTGCCCAGTACCAACTCTAACAGCGTTGTACTTTGCTGACCCGCTTACCCTCATATAATAATCGCCGTCCTCGGTACGAAACACATCTCCCCAGCGTATTTCGCTAAAATCTATCCAGTCTTTCATTTCCTCTCTGATTTCCATTTTGTTTTCCTTTCTGATTTTAAATTTAGCAGCCGAGTTTGGTTTTCCTTTCACGGCGGCTCTATCTTATATCACGACTTCGGTTATTTACCAAAATCTTTTAAAATTTTACGCCACATTTTCTTCGTATTAGCTAACGCTGTATTCGATTTACATCTCATACTCAACATAGATATCGCCGTTAGGCATATATACGCACGACCACACGCAGCCGCGCTCATATACAGCCCGTTCGGCTACACATATTGCATCATCGAGATTGTTGAAATGCTTTCCGATTACCAAACCGTTTTGCTTTTCAACTTCGACCCCATAGGTGTTATAACTCATGATTTCCTTTCCTCCTCTAATTTTATTCGCGCCGAATGACCGTCGCCCCAGCGCACCAATACAAGAGCGGATATGCTATTTCCGTAGATAATAATTCCACCCGTTATGTATGCCGTATACTTTTCGCCGTCGTTTTCAAAACGGATTTTCGTTTCAAATCCGACTTTCCACACCACTCCTCTCACAAACTTTTCGTATGACATAGTAAAATATTCGCTCCTTTCATTTTCGTCTTAATTTTGTAGCATTTAGATTATGTTTTGAGAATAGAAACACTTCGGGAATATAATTTCATTACCAATTTCCGAAGTGATTTTCTTTAGTTTATTTCCCGCAATTCTTCGAGTATTTCATCTTCTCCGAATACGCGCTTTACTCCTTCCCATTCGTGACAACACGCCTTCCAAATCTTATAAGCGTTCGGATTTCGCGTTAGTCTGCCGAACTCGTTTTCGGTTTCGGTTTCATACCCAAAGTCCAAACAAAAATCCTCATAGTCACCGGGGTCATACTTCGTCAAACACGCGAGAATGTCGTAGCAAGTCGGCGTGATATTGTGTGTTGTGTTATATATGGAATCCCAAAATGTCACGCGCATAACCGCTCCGCTGTTTGTGTTTCGGATATAAACCGAATAGCAGTCCTCTTCCATAAACTCGCGGAAATCGTCTTTTCATCCATGATTTTCGATTCCTTTCTGTTTTAGATTTTTGGATATAAAATCCCCGTCAAAAACTGATTTTCATTTCATTTCAGACGGGGATTTTTAATTTTGATTTAATTTCACTTTTGAGCGTAAAATTTTTTATGCCGCTTTTGTTGCCTTTGCCTTTGTCTGAGCCTTTGCGCTCGATTTTTTCGCGGATTTTCTCGCGGATTCAACAGCCCCGGCGGGTTTAGGGTCTATCTTGCCGCTTGCGCGGTCTTTCTTTTCCTTGAACTCGATATTATAGGACTTTTCGGTAACTATGCGGTGAAGTATTTCCGCGATAAGCTTTTCAAGATACTTCGGGCGAGCCGCCGCAACACTCAGAACGCCGCGCCCTTTCTTTGCGTAGAGGGACAACAGATAACCGACATCATGCGAATTTGCTTTATAGATATTGCCCTTTTCGCCCTCTGCATAAAGCATAGAGTCAATTATCATCTGTAATTGCTTGAGTAATTGTGTGTTGCTTGTCGGCGTTTTGCCGAGATCGATATCGCGGGCTTGTGTAGGCGTGGCAAACTTTTCCGCGACTGTTTTCACATCCGCGCCGATACTCTGAGCCGTTCTCATGCAGAGCAAACGATTAAAAGCCGCGACTTTGTAAACCCATGCAGATTCCGCGCCGAATTTCTTTCCGCGCTCAACAAAAAATGATTCAAGCGCGACAAAATCAAGCGGGCGTTCAGCCGTGACAATTTCACGCGATTTTATGCCGTTTTCATCCTCTTTATCTTTGTGTTTCAGCGTCTCGAAAGTTAGAGCCGTTGCCGCCGCAAGCATGGGCGCGGGTTTATCGAGCAATTCAAGAGCCGTTGCATGAAACGCGGCGCGGGTGTACTCTTTTTCAAGCTCTGATATTTCATTGTCGAGCTTTTCGAGCTCTGCCGCCTTTGTATCGTCGGCATTTATTGCCGCGTTGTAGGCGTTAGCGCGTGTTTCAAGCTCCGCTTTAATTTCCGTGATATTCCGTAATGCTTTCTTTTCTGTTGTCTTTTTCATGATTTTTTACCGTCCTTATTTAAAATTTTTATATGCATTTTAGCATATTAAAAAACGCGTGAACATATAACAGCTCACGCGCTCGAAATGTGTTAAAATGTCCTATTGTACCAACGTATCAATTGTTGCCCGTCGCCGTGCATTTTCCAATAATGAAACATTAATATCCCCGCTTTACAATAAATATTTATTCCTAAGAATAAAAATTACCGTCCGTTGTTCGTATTTCCTGAGAAATAGCGCGGGCGGTGTAAAGCTAAAATATCAATATAGCATTAATGCACGGTTTATTTTTTTCTTATTGCCGATATACTTATCGCGTATATATCAAACACCAACGGCAAAAGGAACTCAAAAGGTTCGGACGGCTTTCAACCGTCCCCGGACTCTCCACCTTAGCACAACAAAATCAAAGTATTTAAACAGATAATGCACCCGCTTAAATGGCAGTTATTTCTTTGACCTTTTACGGACTTGTGATAAAATGCCTTTATTCGCCCCGCATAGCGCCCCTATGCGGCATGGTAACGGTTGAGAGTGTCCCGCCGCCGTTACCGATATTTTACAATATTATCGCATACGATAAGCGCGTCACGGCACGCGCCGCCCCGGGCTGATAGCTATAAAGCCGTCATAGCGTGATAGCAACATCAAAGTATTGCAAGGGCATACAATAATATTTATGTATTCCGTTTGTCGCGTATCATTCCGCCTATAAAATAAGCCGATTGACCGCGCTTGACTTTTACCCCCCCCTATTATATAATGGTGTATATTCGGATGACTGTACTTTACAAGATACCCCGCGCGCCTTGTCCGCGTGGCTCAGCGGCTCATCGTCGGCGGCTTGTCCGTGGGTCTCTCTCGAGTACGCCCATAGTATAGCACCAAAAAGTGCATTGTTATACTCGAAAAAGAAAAATAATGAACTTTTTAGAGATTTTACACATCTTTGTAACATATACACAATAAATCTACGCAACGGAGCTGATTAACTTGTGCAATACTAACAATTATGACCCCACTATTATTGCAGAAAAGATTAAAAAAGAATGCACGAGACAAAATATCACGGTGAAAACTATGTTGCAAGAATTAAACATCAATCACGCCGCTTTAACTAAAATGACGCACGGCGGCGCGCCGTCCTATATCACGCTCGCCCGTATATGCGATTATTTAAATATATCTATAGATACTCTGCTCAACCGCCCCGCGCCGCCTAACGCCGCCGCCGACATTAACGCCGCCGTTGAGTGCATAGCCCGCGCCCGTGGGATATCCGCCGACTATGTACGCGGCGTTCTACGCTTGCCGCCGAACGGCAGCAGTACCGACAACGATATATAATATTCTATAATAGCATATAACGCTTGCGCAAGTCTTCGGGGCACGGCTACGCCGTGCGACGCTCCCGCCGACGGTGAGACGGTACGCGCATTATAGGCATATATACCTACCTATATAATATATAATATAATACCTATACACATCGGAATTTATCTTTTGGTGTATAGGTATTTTTTTTATTTTGCTTTATAGACATAATTGACGTGTTGACGGTGATATTATGCAGTGTTGACGTTGACGTGTCGTTGTCGTTGTCGTTGTAAATACAACAAAAAATAATGCTTATATAACACTAAAATATCATAGCTTGTATACCTCGACTATATAGGTATAATAATCCATAAAATATGCCTTTATGGATTATCCCCCGCAAGGGGGCTATTTTAAACCTATAGCAGAAAAATAATCGTGAAAAACCGCTTAGTTAATCAACCCCACTCACACGTCGTCA